TGGTCATAAGTCTGTGTTGCTGTACCAGCTAGAGTTGTTAGAGATGCAATGATCTCTTGGTCGATTTCAGCAGTGATTTCTTGTGCCAAAGCAGCCATAACTTCAGCTTCAACGTCAATGCCTTGTTGGGCTTGTGCGTCTTGTGCTGACTCAAATGTCCAACGAGCAGACAATTTACGAGTTTTAGCTTCAACTGTTTGTTTCAAGATTTGAATGCTTAGTCTGTTACCAGCTACACCTTCTAGCGTTGCTGTTGAAGCGGCTTTAGCAGTCGCATCAGTAGCGTTACCAGAGTAGGCAGCGGCAATCTTGAATGGGCTCAATGCCTCTTCACCAGCTAACACGTTCGCACCTGTTGATGTATCGCTATAGCGTACACGTAGGGTGTGAATTTGTCCAACTGGACCAGTCATTGGTTGTACACCAACTAGTTCATTAGCAATGACTGTTGGCATAACGCGACGGATCACTGGAAGGATCACGCGGTTTAGTGTTGCGACGTTACCAGCAGAAGTGGCACCAGCTGTAGGACTTTCCATCAAATACTTACGAGTATTTTCTAGAGTAACTCCCATCACTGATTTTTTAGTGCCTGACAAGCCTTCTAATAGGGCTTCTTTTGTTTCTGCCCAACGTCCATTAAGTAGTTCTGACATTTAAATTCTCCTTAAATTTTTAGTCCTGCGAGTCTACGGATTGCAATGATATTGCTATCACCTTCCGTTGTCTCACTGCTACGTGGGTTGTTGGAAATCTTATTTCCGGTTATTTCTTTAGCCTCTACTAGTGCCTGTTTCTTCTGCGGAGTCTTGCCATTAATTACTGATGGCAAATACTTTTCAAAACTTTCGTTTAGACGTTCTGTTTTCACAGACTCCATTAACTCGCTCATGATTTCACGTTGCTCACTGTTAAGTGGGTTCAGTAACTCGCTCATGATTTGTTTTCTTGTTTGACTCTCTTTAAGAGTACGGATCTCAGCTTGTTTACTTTCTAAGATCTTTTCTGCTTGCACAACTGCCTGAGCGGCTTCTTGCATTGCTTGATCTTTCAAGTCTATAACTTTGAGTAATTTTGCTGTTTCCGATTTTTCATTTAGGTAGCTGGACTGATATTCAGCGGCAAAAGCCTCAAATAACTTACGTCCAAAGTCTTGACGACGAGCGGCTTCAATGTCTTCTTTCAATGTTGCCATTTCAGAACGTAGTCCTGATTCGACAATGCCTTCGACCATTGTTGCGGCACGTTGTACAAACGCTTCTTTTACCTTCTTGATTTCTTGACGACCTTCACGAACTAAGCGTACCTTAGTTTCTGCTAGGTCTTTCTTGTCTTGCATAAACTCTGTAATTTCTTGAGCTAGAGCTCCAACTACGAATTGTTCCAATTTACCAAACTTGCTTGCCATTGTTTTCTGATCTTCATGAAGTTCTTTAACTTCACTAGCTAATTGACGTGTAACAAATTCCTTCATTACACTAGCGTCTTTCTTCATTTTCTTCGCGTACTTAACTTTCATTTCTGCAAGTTGATTACGGTCATCGGCAAACTCAACGATCTCAGCACTTAATTGTTCAGAGATCATGCGATCTACTGCGTCAACCATAGTGTTTTTATCGTGTTCGTATTTTTGTGCGAATTCTTCGCGTAGTTGTTGAGTAAGTACTTCACGTTGCTCGTTGATACGAGCTTCAAAAGCATTCTCAATTGACTCTTTGATCTCTTCTGAAATCACATTGTTTTCGAATAAAGATTTTAGTGCATCCAACATGTGATTCTCCTTATTATTGGAGTTTGTTTATTATTGCTAATAAACTCTCTTTGAGATATTTCTGTGCTTTGGGGTCACCTTTAACCTCTTGCGCTATACGCAAGGCATTAAGACCACCGCGATTATTCATCAGGTGTTCATAAATTGGTGTAGGATATGCTCCCGGGGCGCTAGGTTGAGCTACCATATCTACTGTGATAATCTCAAAATCTGATACTTCACCGGATCCGTCATCTCTGACGTTTCCGGATCCGCGACTTGAAACACCTAATTTTACTCCGCTTTCCAGCATAGTGCGGATTAGTTGTCCCATAGGGGTTGGTAAAATTTTCAGTTTACCGTAACCATTAGGCCCGTCCATCCACATATTCACCATCATGTGGGACACACGGTCCAGGTTAATTTTTAGATCATCTGGATGATCCACTTCTCCGAGAACTGAATAACCGTTCTGAATCTGATCGTTTAGGGTTTTGACAGCCTTGCCAATCTCATTAACAGGGTAAACACGCTGGTTAGCGTTGCGTATACCGCCCTGGATGCAAATCCCGGACATGTATAAGTTTTTCCCATCTTTGTCATCAGATTCAACGATCATTTTTGCTTCGTTGAAACTGAGATTCTCTCGGAGGTATAACATATTTTTCAATGTCATCAACTATTACTTGCGTGCCTTAAGGATGGCTTTGGTGTTTTGTTCGCCGCGTTGGCTACCAACTTCACCTGAATGTGCACCAGCTAACTTGCCTGTGGCTTTGAATTCACCTTGTGCATCAATGCCGCCGCCTTTGACACGAGTCTTGAATGCTGTCTTACCTGCATCGCCGCCTGGTGTGTTCATTACTTTGCCAATCAATGGCTTGGTACTTGGATCAGCTAGACCACCTTTAGTTCCGCCTGCTTTAACGCCTGCATCGCCATGCACTTCCACATGATTTTGTGCAATGTTACCAGCTGAACCGCCCATGTCATTGGTCATGTTATCGATCAATGAACGTGTGTTACCGCTTGCTTTGTAGCTGCCGCCAGTGCTTGCACCAACGTTTTGTAGTTCTGTTTTGCCAGCAAGGTTAGCACCTGAACCGTATGGAACACCAATCTTGTTGACATATTCCATCATCTTAGCTAGTTCATCTGCGCCGCCCATGTCTTGGTCGTCCATTCCTGGCTCGTCACCCATGTCGTTGCCCATGTCTGCATCCATTCCCATTTCTGGTTCTGCATCCATGTGCTCTTCACCTTCTTCACCTTGTAGCAAGTGTTCAAACTCTGCTTTTAGGTCTTCTAGTGCATCTTCTAAATCCATAACGCGGTCTTCCATGTCGCCGCTTTCTTCGCCTTCTTCGTCACCAAATTCTGACTCTTCGCCATCATCTTCTGCATCATCGGCTTCACCATCATCTTCTGCATCATCGGCTTCAGAGTCGCCTGCTTCTGCATCATCTGTTTCGTCATCTTCTGCATCATCGGCTTCGCTGTCGTCTTCAGAATCATCTGAATCACTGTAAGGATTGCCAGTATCTTTGCTGAAATCTTCAGCTAATAATTCTTCGTAAATTTCACGTGATTTTCCAACAACGATGTTGTGGAATATTTCTTTTGCTTGGTCTTGATCATCATTGATCAAAGCTTCAAGCATTGCTTCAAATTGAGCGCGGTCAGTCATGTTATTTCTCCTGTGAATTGTTTGTAGTACAAGGCTGTAAGATATTTACTCTTTTAAGTAAAAAGTAGGCAGATATAGGTCAAAAACGACAGATTTTTTTAAATTAAGCAGGAGCGCCAGGTGCTGCCGGAGGAACAGCGTACATGTCGTGAATAAATTCTAATTCGCGCTCTTGCTCTAATATGTGTGCTTCTGTGCTTTTACGTAGTTCGTTGATTTGTTTCAGTGTAAGTCTTGTCTTACGTGTGTCATCACGATGCAAAATGGTGTTATCACGGCCTGCATCATAGCGCAGATCGTTGGCCACATGTCGTGTGTCAGGATCAATGTAAAACAATTCTCGTAGTATCATACGAGTATTTATGCTACTGGGCCCGCGGTGCCGCCTGCTGGGCCGCCTGGGGCTCCCGGAGTACCGCCTGGACTGCCTGCGGCACCTGCTTGTGACTCGGGAGTTTGCATGTCTTCAGGAGCAGTTAGGTCTCCTGCCATTCCTAGATCGCCTTCAATGCCGCTGGCACTTAGCCCTGCACTGCGTAACTCGGCAGCGGAATCTGTACTTGTAGGTTCACCTTTGCCGTTTTCCTCAGCCCACATGCGTTCGTTTTCTGCCACTTCTTCGTCGGTAAGTCCAAGGAATCGTTTGGTGGCAAAACGCTTGCTGATGAATGGAATAGCTTGTATAGTATTGAATGTGTTGATACGTTCTGCATCCATTGAGCTTTGTTTGCTTGATGCAAAATTTAGAGGAGGATTAAAGTTCAATTCAAAGATATTTGGATCTATATTAACGCCTTTGCCGTACATATACATCTTGAATTCTTCGTCAAATACGGTAGTTATCAAGGCTTGTAAGCGTTCGCAATACTTGTTAAAACGCAGTTCTTGTATGTAAGCAGTGCCCACACGACCGTCATTGAATTGATTTTGACTGTCTTCTGCACCAGTTGGCAAGTAGCTTGATGGTATACGCAGGCCACGGAATAACTTGTTGGTAAAGTACTTTAAGTCGTCAATTTCACCAATGTTTTTACCACCTTCTAGCATTTTAACGTCACTGCCACGGCCGTCTGCTGACTTGGGAAAGAAGTAGTCTTCGTTAATACTCAAGGGGTTGTACGCAGAGTCTATGACATTGTTCCCGCCACCTGTTTGACTTGGGATTCTGCGCTGGTGAATTTCATTTTTAACACGTTCCACAAAGGCCATTGCTAAGTGACTGGGCATGTTGCCCACATCAATACTGAACATGCGACGCTCAGGCGCACGGCTTATGCGATAGATTAAGATTGCATCTTCAATCAATTCTTTTTGTTTGTATACTTTGTATACGTTTTCTAACAAGCTGTTGCCAAATGGAAAGTTGTTGTCTAGCCCTTCACTCAAACTGAGATGTACCACGTGCTTGGCATCCACTGCAGATTCTTTCTGATTAAGTCCAAAGCGACTGGCATTGCCCGGAGTAGGACCTTTACCACTGCCGCCTGAGCCGCCCGCACCGCCGGCAAATCCTCCCGAAGGAGTTGCGCCGCCACCTTGCCTTGGGCCAACTGTTGGTGTAATTTGCGTGGCTACTAGGTTTTCAAAGTTGGGTGCTAGATCCTTGACAATGTACTGCTCGGGCTTTTTGCCTTCGCTTTCATTGACAATAATTTTGATCAGATTGGCTGGATCTAGATAAGTCCATTTTTGATTTTCTGGATCACGGATAAAGAAAGTGTCGCCATATTTGAACACATTGCGTACTATTTTAAAAATGCGTGTGTCAAATTTCTGTATCTTGTTCCACTGCTGTAGGTACTCGCCCAGTATCTTTATTTCAGCATTGGTAGCTTTACTGCGCCACTTGACCGAGAATGGACTTTTTGAATCTTTTAATTTTTGTGTACAAAACTCTGCTAGAATGTCCAAGGCCGCATTGACTTCGGGGTCTGAATCCATTACTTCATACTGTCCGTAACGTTCAACTCTGTTGGGGCTACCAGTGTACACATCAGGCAAGTAACTGCTGTAGTTGGTCTTGGCCGGACCTGGACGATTGCCATTTTGGCCGCCAATGGGGCTTATTTCGCCGTTTACTGGTACTGGTGTGAAATATTTTTTCCAACTCATTGTGCGTTAAGCCTCATACATGTTGTTTGACAGATTTTTGGTAGCTCTTACCTGTCTTTGCGCATGATCTGCAACTGATGCGGTATAAGTTACCATCTGCTTCATGTTAGTACTTATCTGTTTTAACACAGCCAGGAATTCATCTTGATTCTGTCCACCACCATTGCCTAACATGTTGGTTACTGAACTTTGAGCTTTGGCCATAAGTGCCGATACCTGGCTTTCAGTTGCTACTATTTCTCTACCGTCCAATTGCATATTGGTACCAGAACCAAAATTCTCAAACATGTTTTTAAATGAACCGCCACTTAGGAAATCGTTAATGCCTGGACTACCTGTGGCTCTTTTTCCTTCTGGAGCAACTTTTTCTATTGCGTCCAACAGACCTTTCACAGCGGCGCCAACTCCCCTAAGTGCATCTTGCCCAATATAGGT